GTTGACTGCAGCAGCGGTGATCTCGGTGCCCTCGCGAACAGAAGGGCGGGCTACGCGCGGCATCGATCACCTCGACCGGCAGATGGCAATCACTTTTTGCCCCGCGAGATGCACCTGCGCAAGGGCGTAAGCGTTGACGGTAACGTCATTTAGCGCGTCGTCGGGCCCTGGGCCGGGTGCCCTCCACTCCAGTGAGACGGAGACGTTCCCAGGCGGGACGAACGCAGACCCAAAGACGCGGAAGGTCTCCATGATGGCGGGGCCGATGTGCTCCGCGATCGTGACGCCACCGACGACAATCCGCAGCCCGACGTGCTTCGGGTTCGCGGGTGCCGTTGCGTTTGCGCTCTGAGCCGCGTGGTTCCAGCTGAACGCATAGCCAGCCCATTCCACGTGAAGCGCGCCCCCGCGGCAACCGGTCAGCGTGAACGTGGGCAGACTCTGCCATCCACCGGAGTAGTTCTGGTAGGTCCCGCAACGCCACTGCGTCGTCGACACAGCGTCAGAGCGGACGTTGACCTGCTCCCCCTCCATGTCAACCACGGTCGGGTACAGCACCCCGAGCGTCGTCGGGGCCCAGACCTGCACGAGCTCTTTGGCGTCGACGAGGTCTTTGTCGAAGGCGTTGGCCGGCAACTGCGTGCGATCGAGGGTTGCGGCCGAACCCGCCTGCGCAGTGAGGTCGAGGTTCGGTAGCTCCGGCGACGCGGTGCTGCCGTTACGGGCCTCGCGGATAGTCCATGCTTTCACGAAACAACCTTTCCGGCGATGACCGGAGTTCCGGCTGAAGCGAAGCCAAGTGACCAGCCGACAAACACGATGTCGTCGGTAGTCTCGAAAGACCAGGCGAACGAAAATCCGTTTTGCGGCGCCACCGCCACCCGGATGGGGACGAGCCTCTCCTGGCTCCACAGCGCGCCTGAATCAAGCACAACGGTGTCGAGCACGGGCAAGTCGGGGCTCGTCGGCGGTTGAGCGTAGTAGCTGCGCTCCTCAACCGCGGTGTAGCTGAAGTCCCGGTAGTGCTTCACGGTCAGCACAGCGCTACCTGTAGTAAGCACGTAGACAGTGACGTAGTGCACCTGTTTCAGCAGACTGGAGTCCCCTCCGTCCCACCAAGCGGTCTGCCACTTCGAGGTCGGCGGGTCCCCGTAGACAAACGCGTCTTCCACGATCTCGCCGCCCAAAGCGCGGAGGCCACTGAGCACGAAGAGGCCCGCCTCTACAGGCTCGTTGCCGACGGAGGCCGCGAAGCCCTCGTTGTGCCCGAACACAGGTGTGCCGCTCGCATCGACGCAGATCGAGCCCACGGGCCAAGCGGCACCGCCGTCTGCGTTCGGCGGTCGCGTAGACCACACGGGCGTCTGCGTCTGCGCCATTCGAGCGAGGTGCAGCACGTAGCCCATCGTCGGGCGGTCCGCGCCATCCACGGGCGCGTAGAGGTGGTACTCCTGCTGCTGCGGCCAGTAGACCGCCCAGCTCCGGGCTTCGCACGAAACCGTGATGCGGCGCAGCTCTTCGCGGATTTGGTCGCTCAGGCGCTGCACTGCGATCGTCGACCCACTCGACGCGAGCGAGCCGGTCATCGCGTAAACCCCGTCAGCGCCGAGGAACACGAGCCCGAGCCCAGGGACCGCCGCGATGGAGTGCGCGGCCAAGCACCCGACGCCAGGCACAACCGTAGTGACGACGTAGCCGTTGTCCTCGCGCGATACGACCGCGTCGATGCCTCTCTCGCGGAAGATGAACAGGGACCCCGCGTGGGCGAAGATGCCCGTGATGCCGCCCCCTTCGCCGGAGACGGAAAAGACGTTTGTGATCGGGAACTGCTCGATCAGGTTCTCTTCGGAGTAGTACAGGCTCGTGCTGTCGCTGGGGCCCCCGTCGAGCCAGAGGCGCCCATCCCAGTAGGCCGAGTAGCGCGCGTACGGCGCCGGCAACGTGCCAGTGGGCACCGCAGGGGCAGGGCTGAGCAGGTTGGGCGGCCGAATCGCCTCGACGTGGAGCTCGTCGAAGTTGTTCCGGATCAGCGTAGAGAAGTAGAGCTGCGTATCGCCCGCGTCGGGGGAATCCTCATGGATGTTCTTCGTGCGGTAGATTTTGCGCGCAACGGTGCCCTCGGGACCGCGAGGGATGCGTGCGGCGAACGCGTACCAGTAGCCGACGGCGGTGTCCGGCAGCTCCCAAGAGGCGCTTCCAATCGCGCTCATCGGGCCCTCGGAGCCCGTGTCAGAGACGTATGAGACCGTCAGGTTGACGAGCGCTCCGGTATCGAGCGCCGAACCGCCGAGAGAGAAGCCCATGCCCCATCGCCCGCCTGGTGTGACGACGGGGTCTACGGCGTCGGGGTTCTTGCTATACCAAAAGTGCGTGCCGACCGTTGTTCCGGACGTCGTGGAGCTTGCGAGCGGAGCCACCACGTCGGTCTGGGGCGCGCTGGGCTCTGAGCGGAAGCCGAAGTCCCGCAGGCAGCTCGCGATAGAGGCGCTGCTCTCGCTCGCGTCGCCAAGGGGCCACGGATACACGAGAACAGGCCAGTCGTGGCCGTTTGTGACGATCGTGCCGTGCGGGGTGTCGGTGTACCAGCTTGACGCCTCGGTCGGACGGGGCACAGTGCGGCCTGAGGCGAGAACGCGCAAGACCCGCTGCTGGCCGCTCTGATAGAAGAGTGTGAGGTTGCCGCCCTCCTCGAAAAGAATGCTTTCGCGCGCACCCCTTGCCAGCAGCTGCTGCGCGTGTATGGAGTAGATGTAGGTCGTCGACCCGAACGGCTGGAACCCGCTGGCAGGGTCGGGCCGGTAGCGCTCGTAGCCCAGACGCGTCGACCAGCCGCCCGTGCGCGGGTCGGTCGTGAGGTTCTCGACGACGTTGCCGTTCGCGGCCTCTTGCGGCTCGCGCGTGTCGAGACCGCCAGCGACGGGGAAGTTGGCGATAGTAGTTTTCACACGTTCCCCCGGTCTACGATTGGGCCGTAGTAGTTCGCGACGCCGAGCGCGTCGGTCTGGTAGGCGCCCCTCTGTATGCGCTGGTTCGGGCGGCTCAGGTACTTGGCCGCCATCTGTCCGTAGAGCTGCTGATACTTGCGCGCGTAGAGCTGTGACAGTGAGTCGTTGCCGAGCTTGGAGGCGAGCTGTTCGATGGCTGCGTACGCGATGATCTGCGAATAGGCCTCGGGGATGGCGGGGGTATCGGTATCCTCCAGCAGTTTTTGCGCCGCCCGCAGCACACGGACCCTCATGTCGCGGTCGCTGCTTGGGTGAGGCCAGAGCTCGTAGCCTTGGTAGCTGCCCGTGCTGGGTACGTAGCGCACGAGCTGCGTCTGCGCGGTCTGCGACTGGAGGTAGCTCAGGCTCAGGTTTGGCTGTAGTGTGACGCCGCCCGCAGGGGAGACGGTATCGACTCCGGCCGCAGCGGACCCGACTGCGCCGACAACGCGGACAGGCGCGTAGATGCCCGCTTCCGCGCAAGTGTAGTAGTAGCGCCGATAGAGCCCGCTCTCGTTGGGCAGAGTCTCGGGGGTGAACGTGAGCGTCTGTACCGCGGTCAGGGTGTAGCTGGCGACGGCTGACAAAGCGCTTTCGCGGCCGCCACCGACGCGTCTGGGGTACTGAGACGGAGACGGGTAGCGAGGTGCAAAGACGTTGACCATGAAGACGTTGATGGTGCGCACACCCTGGGCGAGGGCCGCGGTTGTGGCCACCCCGTTCGGCGTCCTGGGCGCGGCGATGCGGCTCGAGGAGAAGGGCACGTAGGCCGTCGGGGTGCCGAGCATCTCGCGGTCGTACTGCTGGCTGTCTTGCTCGTAGCGCGTGAGAGTTGGCTGGTAGCGCGCAACAGGCCCCTGACTCGGGTCGACCACCGACATCACCGTCATTGTGTCGGAGGGCAGGTAGATCTGCCTCTGTCTGAAGGTGATCTCGTAGGTGCCTGTGATGCCGCGGTAGGTCTGTGTGAAGTAGGCCGTGCTGGTCGAGCTGATCCAGGCGAGCTCGTAGACGTGCTCGTTGCCACCCGAATCGGTGAAGTGCGCTTGTGCCCCGTCGATCGGACTGCCCGGCAGCGTAGTGCTGCTCGTGTACGGGAACGTCGCCGTAGTCGTGATCGTAGCGGACCCGTTGGTGGTCGTCACTACGATCGTCTGGTCCGTGTACACGGGGCTGTCAACGTCGAACTGCGCGAACGACCAGGTGTAGTCGCTGAGAACACGCGTCTGAGCGTCGTTGAGGAGCCGGTCGAGCTGCGCCTGGTAGGTGGCGTTGCTCGGGTCCCAGTCGAGCAAATTGGCGCAGAAGTCGCGCAGTTCGGCCAAGTTCACGGGGGACCTCCGGGTAGCTACAGACTAACGTGAAGAAGCCCCGGCCGCCATGATAGCGACCGGGGCGAGCACCGCGGTGTGGGCCGCAGTGGCGCGGGTCAGAAGCGCTTGATCACGAAGACCTGAGCCGAGTTGGAGCTCTCCGCAGAGAGCGCCACTGCGACCGGAGTCCCCTGGCCACCGCCAAACGCGACCGCGCGGTACTTCTCACCGTTCGTCACAGTGAACTTGACGTCGGTGGCAGTGTGAGTGCCGTATACCACGTCAAAGGCGCCGCCGGTCAGTTCGGTCGCAACGGCAAAGGCGAGGGAGGGCACCACGCCGAGGCCGTGAGCTGTAGACTGTTCAGTCGGGGCGATACCAGTGATCTCCGTCGACAAGAAACCAGCCGCGCTCCCCAGACGCCCAGCAGTGCTGGTCGTGTAGAGCGGCTGCCCGACGGCCACACCGGTAGCGACGTTTGCGGAGTTGCAGAAGCCCGCGACGACAACAGCGACCTTCTCGCCCGCTGCGGCGGCGTTGAGCGCGATGCCCACCACCAAAGCGCCCGCGGCTGCGGTCGCCTCGATGACGTAGAGCACCTTCTGCTCATCGGTCTTGCTGGAGTCGAACGCAACGGCATCACCCGCTCCGATCGTGCCGCCCGCGAGGAACGTCTCGATCTGAGTGCGGTAGCTCTGCCCGTCGTCGTTGCCCGCGCTGGGGTCCCCGACCGCGCCGAGGTACTGGATGTCAGTGCTAGTAGCCATGGGTCACCTCGAAAAGTTGGTTGGGGATCAGGCTTCGGCCCGGATGAGCACGCCCGCCGAAGCGAGGTGACCCGTGCAGATCTGCGCGCGGAGGTTGATGTTCGCGAACCGAGCGGCGTACCCGGGGTACGGCGCGAGCTCACCGACGGAGAAGTCCGCGTTCGGGTCGATGTACATCGACACGGTGTCGGAGCTGATCGCGAAGGCCGAGACAGCGTTGCCGGCGGCGTTGTTGTAGCCCAGAGTCGGCTCGACGTAGATCCGAGCCCCGCGCCAAGTGGCCACGTAGTCCGCGCCAGCGAGAGCATCGCGGTCGCGCACATTCTGGTAGCGGTAGTCGTCGGTGAGGAGCGACTGGAACGCGGCAAAACACTTTGGCG